TGAAATACTTGTATACCTAGTTAGTGGTACACCTGTACCTGCTGTTCCTAAAGGGTATCAACTTAAAGGTTCAGCTAATCAAGATGCAATAAAAGAATCTCAGATAACAAATTCAATACAAGAAAAACCTATTGTAGATGAAGACCCTGATGCAGGTAATAAGTATACAGTACATCAAGGAAAGATGGTTAGAATTGGTGGTGATATAACTATAACAGATGCAGATGATTGGGCTAACTTACAAGGTGAATCTATATTTGATAGAGCAGTAGATCAATCTAAAGCTCCTGCAGGATGGAATACACAGAACCAAAGAGAATATAACGCATTGAAAGCAGAAGGATATAATGTTAAAGCCTTGTGGAATGGAAGTGATTGGGATGTATATACACCTGATTTAGATGGTACAGCATACGGAACTCCGGGAAGAAGAGGATTAAAATCAAAGTATCCTGATCAAATGAAGACTATGTTTAAAGGTTTTACAAGTGGTGCATTAAATCCTATAGCTAATATAAAAGGAAAAGGAAAACCATTTACAGATATGGTATCACAAATAAACCAAAGCTATATAGATGGTTTACAAGCAGTAGGAAAGAATAAAAAAATTAAAAGTAACTTAGTGGCATCAGCAGGTAAAGGTCCGGGAAGAATAAAGCCAAGACCAAAACCACCTGCTAGTGAAACAAAATTAAAGAATACACCTTTTACTAACGAAAGTGATAATAGAAAAGAAGAAAAAGCTAAAAACCAAGCAAAAGCAGAACAAAAGGCAGAACAGTTTAAACAAGAAAATAAAAGTTATGATTATGAAGAAGAAGGTAGATAACTTCTAGTAATCTATTGTTGGCTACTCACACCCCCAAGTGGCTACTATGACCCCAACAACAAAGGAGAAGAACATGGCAGAACAAGCACAAGCTATGACTAAAGAAGTTAAAGTAGAAAAGAAAGCATTTATGGCAAAGCCATATAGCAGAGAAGACAAAATAAAAAAAGACGAAGATGAATTAAAGAAATTAGTAGAGGAGCAAAAAAATGATTCTGACACTAAAGAACCTGAAACGGAAGATGAGAGCACGGAGAATCCTACGAGTGCTGAAGAAAGAAGTTTTAAAAAACGTTATGGCGATCTACGAAGACATACACAAAAACAAACCGAAGACTTAAAGAAAGAGTTAGAGAGTGTAAAGAAACAATTAGAGTCGTCAACAAAAAGTGAAATTAAATTACCCAAGACAGAAGAAGAGTTAGAAACTTGGGCAAAAGAATATCCTGATGTTGCAGCTATCGTGGAAACTATTGCTATTAAAAAAGCAAAAGAACAAAACGAAATGCTAGAAGGTCGCATGAAAGAATATGAAGACCTAAGAGTTGAAGCATCAAAAGAAAAAGCTGAAGTAGAATTGTTAAGATTACATCCTGACTTTGGTGAGATTAGAGATAGTGATGAGTTCCATGAGTGGGCAGACCAACAGCCTAAGTGGGTACAAGATGCACTGTATGAGAATAGTTCTGATGCAAGGTCAGCTGCAAGAGCAATTGATCTATATAAAGTAGACAAGGACATTAAACCTAAAAAGAAATCTGACAAAAGAGATGCAGCAAAAGCTGTAGATACTAGATCAGAGAGAAGTCAACCTACTACAGATGAAACAACTTCCTATTTAAGAGAGTCTCAAGTAGAAAAGATGAGTCCTCAAGAATATGAGAAACGTGCTGACGAAGTAATGGAAGCAATAAGAAGTGGTAAATTTGTATATGACCTATCAGGTTCAGCTAGGTAATAGCAAAAAAATGGTTGACAAATAAGCATTTGTAGGTATAACTACAGATAACGTATGAACTAGCCCACATAGTGCAACCTAGGAATTACGTATATAATTCGCAAATTACATTAATACATTGAGACTAACTCTATAAGTATAAGCCCAACCTTTGAATACGATTGCAACGTGTTCTTTGTTTGCACCTTTTGCTGTAGACCTCTGAGCGTATAGTACTTTTTGCATCTGTTTAAGTAAAAGAAAAGGAGACTTATTATGGCTTTTACTAGTGTGGCAGGATATGGAAATTTACCTAATGGTAATTTCTCGCCAATCATATATTCTAAACAGGTACAACTTGCATTTCGCAAGGGTTCTGTTGTAGAAGCAATAACTAATTCAGACTACTTTGGTGAAATTGCAAACTTTGGAGATACAGTTAAAGTAATCAAAGAACCTGAAATTACAGTCAAGTCTTATGCTCGTGGTACAACTATTTCACCACAAGACATTGACGATGAAGAGTTTTCTCTTGTCATTGACAAAGCAAATTATTTTGCATTTAAAGTTGATGATATTGAAGAAGCTCATTCGCATATTAACTTTCAATCACTTGCATCTGATCGTGCAGCATATAGATTGAAAGATCAATACGACCAAGAAGTACTAGGTTATTTATCAGGATTTAAACAGTCAGCATTACATGGTGCGGCTGATACTGCTAATACCACAGTCAACGGAACTAAAGCTGTTTCATCAGCAGGTAGTGATGAACTACTCGCTTCTATGAAATTAGATGCTAGTGACTTTGGCGATGGTGATGGTAGTACAGGTTCTGCAAGTAACAGTATCTTACTTAAACCAAGAGCAGGTGGATCAACAGACACAACTCCTGCTGATGGTACAACTTTTCCATTGACATTGATTGCTCGTATGTCAAGGAAATTGGATCAACAAAACGTTGACTCAGCAAATAGATGGCTTGTAGTTGACCCTGTATTTGTTGAACTATTAAAAGACGAAGACTCAAGACTGTTTAACGCAGACTTTGGTGGAAACACTGGTGGTCTTCAGAATGGTATGGTTCTAAACAATTTACATGGTTTTAAAGTATACATGTCAAATAACTTGCCGTCAGTTGGTACTGGTCCGGGAACTAATGCAGCTTCCAATACATCTAACTATGGTGTTATTGTAGGTGGACACAGTTCTGCTATAGCTACTGCTGAACAAATCAACAAGACAGAAACTTACAGGGACCCTGATAGTTTCGCTGATATTGTTCGTGGTATGCATTTGTATGGTAGAAAGATTCTAAGACCAGAATGTATTACTACTGCAATCTACAACATAGCATAAGGGAGATTAGATTATGGCTACAATTACATCCTTGCTTTTACCAGCACATGGTAATACTCAAAGAGGAAGACAACCTTATCAAATCCAAAAGACTATTGATCTTACTGCACAAGCAATTTCTTGTACAGGTGGTGACGTAGTTCAGTGCTTAACAATTCCTGCACATACTAAAATTATTGCAGCAGGTTTTGAGGTTGAAGAAAGTGCAACTATGAACACAGGCACTAACGCTACTGCTATACTAGGTACAGGAGCAGACGACAACGAATATGTTGCTGCTTTTGATATTGATGGTGCGGCAGACGGAGCATATGCTCCTAGTGTTACTCCATCAGCAGACGTAGTTCTTAGCACAGCAGACACGCTTGATTTAACTTTCGCAGGAGATGGTGCAACTTTCTCAGCAGGTAAAATCAGAGTGTATGCTATACTAGCTGATGTCAGCGACATGGGTCAAGGAACTGGAAATGGTTTCAATGCCGATGAAGTAGACAGAGATACATTAGCGTAACTCACACACAATAGAGGGCAGGGAAACTTGCCCTCTTATAACTAGGAATTTATTATGACAGTTGAAGTGAAAAGAAGAATAAACGCATTTCTAGATTTATCTAGTACTGATCTTACTACACTTTATACTTGTCCTACAAATAGAACAGCATTAATTAAAGAGATTTTTATATGTAATGTTGATACTACAAACAGTACAGACATTACATTAGCAATTACAGACACATCAGCTTCTACTACTTTTAATTTAATTAAAACTAAAACAGTTGCTAATGATGACTTTTTAAGATTAGATAGTGCAGACATTATATTAGAGTCAGGAGATATAATAAAGGCACAGGCAAGTGCGGCAGACGATTTAGAAGTGTCTGCATTTATAGAAGAATATCCTGACCCAATGAGGTAAACATGTCAATTACGACTGCAATGACAACATCTTTCAAACAAGAGTTACTTCAAGGCTTACATGATCTTGATGGACACACTCTTAAACTAGCTCTAATTAAATCAGGCGAATCAGGCACATATGGAGCAGCATCCACAAACTATTCAGACATAACAGGTAATTCAGATGAAGCATCAGGTACAGGGTACTCTAGTGGTGGTGCGACATTAGGAAGTGTAGCTATAACATTAGATGGCACAACAGCGATTGTAGATTTTGCAGATGTAAGTTTTACTAACTCTACAATATCTGCAGCAGGTGCAATGATATATAATACAAGTGCAAGTAATAAAGCAATAGCAGTAATTACTTTTAGTGGAACAGTAGCATCTACGGCAGGTACATTTACAGTAACCATGCCAACAGCAGATGCAAGTAA